TCCTTACGGTAGCGCCAGGGCTGACCGCTGTCGGGGGGTGAGTCGCTGCCGCGGTAACGCTTGGCGATGGACTTGCGGTAGCGAAGACGCGCTTTCATCCGCAAATAGGGCTCGGTAATGTGCAGCTCTTCCATGAGGTAGCGTTGGCTGACCCAGACGACGGTTCGCTTCGTTCGCTCGCGGCGGGTCCATATGTCTGTGGGCAGGATCACTATTGCCAATACTTATGACGGCTGTAAAATGCTATTCACCCTCTGCTCCAACCGCTCTACACGTTGTCGCCGGGTCGTCTCCTTCTCTGATAGCACCACAACTGCGATGTCCAGGATGTCAAAGTTTTCATGCTTCCCCAATAGGACCTGTTGCACGTAATTCCTAGTAAATCCGCCGTCTTTGAGCTTCTCGGTGCGTCGTACTACCTCAGCTAGCGCACCATAATGATTATGCAGCCCATCGCGGAGCCGTTTTAATGTATCGGGCTTCATAATTTAACTATATCTTAGATGGCTTTAAGGAATTATTCGCAATGCAAATATATTACCCTTACTTATATTATCCAAACTTAGAGAACTTTAATTATAAGTTTTGGTAAAAAAAGATCGTAGCAGCTACCTGAAGCGAATACGGGTTGAGCTCGGAATGTCCCAAAAGGATATGTCTGAGCAGCTTGGTATTTCTCAGCCCTCCTACTCACAAATGGAGAGTGAGACTTTACGTCGCAACCTCACCATCGACCACCTCAACACCCTGGTAGATCGCTTCGGGGTCAACCCTTGGTACCTGCTCAACGGGGTCGATCCGCTGTTCACGGATGGGGGTGGGGTGCCGGCCCTGGAGGGTGGTTGCTTCCTGGTTCCGCTTACGGCCCAGGCGGGGTATACGGAGGAGACGGACGATCGGGCGGGCCTTCCGCAGGTAGTGGTCCCCGGGGTGCCGGGTACGGATGCACGGGTTTTTGAGGTGGCGGGCGACTCGATGGTGCCAGTCATCCAGGACGGCGACTTCGTGGCGGGAATGCGGGTGAGCGGCCGGGAGATCCGCGACGGGCTGCTCTACGTGGTGGTGGCCCGCGGGCGGGGCGTTGCGGTCAAGTATCTTAAGCTGCGTACCGAGGCCCTGCGCTGCTACAGTCACAATCCCGAGCACGGCAGCTACGACGTAGACCTGGAGGACGTGGTGGAGCTCTGGGAGGTACAGCTGCGCATCACGCGTCATATCCTCAACCAGCAGTTCGAGTTCATTCCCACCGGGGTGCGGGGCAATACCGAGCGCATCGAGCGCATCGAGCGGCTGGTGGAACAGCTCATTGAGCAGCGCGCGCTGAGCTAGCACGGCGGGGGAAACTCCAACAGGATCCCGGTTTCGGCCAGAGCCCGGACGGCGTGGCCCTGGCCGGCGGCGAAGCGGTACTGTTGCAGGGGGCCGTAGACGGCTTCGCCACTACGAATGCTCCCCCAGAGAACGGTGCCCAGTTCCGGGCAGTCGTGATCGTGCCACCCGACCTCGCTGTCCTCTTCCATGATCAGCAGCAGTAGTAATTGATCCGGATTATCGGTCGGGACCCGGTGGGTGACGGTGCGGCCCAGACGGTAGGGGACGCCGACCAGGATGTGGGAAATGGTCTGCCGCGTGACGGTGCCACCTTCGTCCAGGATTGCAGTGATGCTATCCAGGCGGTTGTTCACTTGCTGGATCTCGGCGAGCAGGGCGCTTAAGTCTTCAGCCTTCATGGCAGGTACAGGTAGTTTTGAGGGTGGATAGATCGGTTCGTAGGACCTCGGTTTCGGCTTCTAGTTCGGCGATCCGGACGTCACGCGCCTCCAGGTCGGCGGCCTGCCGGCGATTGGTCATGTTGGCATCGAAGAGGGCAACCTTGAGCCGCCGGATCTGCTCGGAGTGCTCGTCGATAGTGCGGTTGACGCGGTCGAGTTCCTCGCGGATCATGCGATTGATGTCGATGGCCACCTTCACATCCTCGGCCTCGTTCTTCGAGCGCAGAGTAGCCAGTTTAGCGCGGGGGGAAATGATCCAGGCCGAAACGGAAGCCAGCAGCGTGGCGATTACCGGCCAGTATTCTAGGACAAGCTGCCACATACTACAGTCCGTTTTGCTCCACGTCCAGCACGAAGGCCTCCAGGGCATCGACGGTGCGGCCGCAGAAGTCGTCGTCCAGTAGCAGCTCTACTTCGACCGGGTTATTCATAAAGGCGATCTCCAGTAGGATGGAGTACACGCAGCGGGCCTGCAGCATCCGCATCCAGCGATTGTGCTTCACGCCCCGGTCACGCCGCCCGAGGTGCTTGATCAGGAAGTGCTGCGCCCGCTCGGCGAGTGCTCGGCCTTTGGTAGAGCCGGTGTAGTAAAAGACTTCGGTTCCCTTAGCCGTAGTCCACCCGCCCGGCAGGTTGGGTTTTGCGGCATTGGCATGAATACTCATCGACACCTTCGGTAGGGAGCTCTGGCGAGCCTCTATGCGATCGATCCGTGGGTTAAGGAAGGCACCTACTTCGTCCTCCGGCACGACCAGCCAAGCCGATACCCCGCGGGCCGTCAGGCGCGCTACGAGGGGGCGGGCGATGCGGCGGTTGAACTCCCACTCAAGTAATTGACGGCCGTCGTCCAGGACGGGAGAACGCTTACCGGCCTGGAGACTACCGTGGCCGTTATCGATGGCCCAGTCAAAGCGCTGTCGGTGCTGCCGCTTCCGGTACTGGTAGGCGGCCAGGGCGAAGCCAGGGGTGGCTACACCCAGGTAGGTGAGAATCCATTCAAGGATGGTAAGGTCCATGGGTTAGGTGATTATGGGTTTAAGGCAGAAGTCAGGCGCGGACGCGGGTGCCGAGTAGGGTCCGGAAGGGCTGGGGCGCTGGCGGCGGTAGTGCACCAGGTAGGTCATGCGGTAGACGCGCAGGTCGGCCCGGGGCTCGGTGGCCACCTGCCGCAGCTGAAGATTTTTGAAGCTTTCCCCCTCCAGGAGGGCTAGTACGTCATCGACCGCCTCCAGGGTGTCCAGGTGGGCCAGCCCCTGGTCGCGTACCTCGGTGGTGGCTAGCGTGTGGGTGCGGCTGAAGGTGCGAAACGCCAGGCGCAGGGACAGCGTCAGCTCGACGTCCTGCACCTGCTGTCCGATCAGGGCGTACTGCCCGCTCAGGACCCCCACCAGGGCGGCCGGGAAGCTCAGGGCGGGGGCCTCGCTGTTTTCGAGCTGGCCCAGGTCGAGGTCGGCCATCCGGAGTTCCGGTAGGTCGGCGATCGCCCGGGTGACCTTAGTTAGTAGTTCACGCATCGTTTAGCGGTCTTTAAAGCGGTGATTAAGTACGGCGATGGCCTTGCGTTTGATGCGGTCGTTGAGGTACTGCGACTCACCCAGGTACTGCCGCTTCGGCATCTGGAAGCCCTTGCCCCGACCGGCCTTACCTCCGTCGTTGTGCACGCGCATGTAGGCGGCCGGCATGACGAAGTCGACGTGCCTGCCGCGAAGCTTACCACGCAGGGCGTGACCCTTCAGCTTCGAGGTCTTGACCAGCAGTGCCCGACTGGCATCCGGTTTTTTGCGCCGCTGCCACTTGGTGAGCGTGCGGTCGGTAAAGCCCTCGTCGCGGAAGTTCTTGGCGTGGAAAGCCTCGGCCTCCACGCTGATTACGTCGCTCATGATGTCGGTCTCCAGCTGGGGGATCATCGTGGCCAGCGAGCGGAAGTATTCGGTCGGCTTCACGAGCGGGTGGTTAGGGAGGCGAGGACGCCTTCGGTATCGAAAGCCAGTACGAAGACTACGTCGAGCAGGTGCAGGGAGTAGGTACGTGCCTCTGACTCTGGCCGGAGCAGCGTCCCCAGTAGGCTGAATGCCGGAAGTAGGTCGCTGGCCATGGCCGCCTGTTCGGGGCTGCCGATCTGGTTCAGGCTCTGGACTACCTGCTCTAGTCCCTTTTCGGTAATACGCGCCGGCTCTTTCATGCCGGGCAGCTGAACCTTTGTCCCGGCGTGCTTCCTGACGGCAGCACGCCGGTTACGGGGCAGGTCACGCTCGAAGCGCATTTTCTCGGCCGCGCCGGCCAGGTCGGCGCGGGTCCCGGCGTCGGTGGCAAAGTAGGGGTGATCGTCGCCGAAGACGATCTCGGTCTTGCCGGGATTATGCCGCAGTCCCGGATCGGGCCGCCAGTCGACGGAGGTCATGTTCGGCTCATCGTCGGTCTGAACGACCTTACAGCGGCAGCGGTAACCGTTGGGTGGGTAGTACTCGTCCCAGAAGGCGTGGGAGACCGGGTAGATCGCCTGGTCGAGGGTACGGTGCGCCTCCCGCACGCGGGCATCGCCGGCCGTCTCGTAGCGCAGGTTGGGGTAGAGGTAGGCCCGCCGCTCGATCGTGGCCCAACGATCGGCGGCCTCACCGGCTACCTGGGCGGCACGAGCCTCGGCTTCGAGCCACGCGCCGTGAGACACGTCGGTGTACTTACGTGCCTCCCGCAGGAAGTCCGCGCGGGGTAGCTGGCGCAGCTCGTCCAGTGCTTCGACGGCTGCCTGTTGTTTCTGGGCGGCGAAGTGCGATAGGTTCTTCCGCATCCTGGCGAAGCGGCGCAGTTCGTCGGCATCCCGCGCCCCGCCAGCAAACCGTACGCCGTAGCCCTCCTCACACTGGGCCAGTAGCTGCTCGTATACGTGGTGGTGGGTCGCGGCGTGTGGGGTACGGGAGGTGACCTTACCGTCGTAGACCTGCTCCAGGAAGTCGTCGGTCACCCTACGGGGTACGGCACTGAAGCGACTGTGTAGGTCACCTTCACCCGCGGTCAGCCCGGCACCCGCGCCCGCGCCCCCGTGGTGTGCGTGTCGGTAGAGGTCGACGAGTGCCCGCGCACGCGCCCGCCGACCTACTGCTTTCCCGGCGCTGGCTTTTCTTCCTCCTTTGCCGGGTTGCTGCTTTCCCGGCGTTGGATCGGTGGGTCTTCGGCCGAGGGGCGGGGTACGCGGAAGCGGTCGTAGAGGTAGCTCTCCGGAATGGGTATCAGCTGGCTGAGCTTGGTTACCACGTCGATGCGCTGGGCGTCACTGAGCGTCTCCGACTCCACGAAGTCGAAGGACCCGCCCCGGGCGGGGTAGCCGATGCGCTCCAGGTAGGGCACGATCTTTTCGTTCAGTACGCGCAGGACGAACTCCCGGTCGGCTACGTGCAGCTCGTCCTCCTCGCTGGCCTGCACCTTCGCCTGAGCGTAGCCAGAACTGCGCGCCTCGGTGGTGGTCATCGTCCCCCCCAGGATGCAGATGAGAATCTCCTCATTGCAGGCCTGGCGCAGGAAACGAAACACGTCGTGGCCACCCGACACGTTGGCGTGGACCGTTTCGATGCCGGCATCCTCCGGAGCGACCACGAACCCGGCCGAGCCGGCGGTACGTAGCCCCTCCTCCAGCACCTGCCGGGTCTGCTCGTTCTGGTACTTGGCCCAGCGGAAGGGCATTCCGAATACCTCGGCGAACTCGGCCCAGTCACCCATGTTGCCCCGCTTGTAAATCACGTACTGGCAGGCTTCGAGCAAATCCCCCAGATCTTCGTGTTCTCCTACCTCGATGACCGTATGCGTAAAGGGCTCGCTACGGTAGTCGATGCCGTCGAGTTGTCCGGAGTCCGGTACGACCAGGCCGTAGCGCGGCTTGACGTAGCGGCGGTCCACCTCGGCGGTCCATCCGCTTAGCTCGGAGCCCCGGGCCGGCCAGCCCAGTTCGATGAGCGAGTGGCCGTAGAAATTCGCGTGCATGATGTAGCGCAGCAGGTCCTCGAAAAAGGAGGTGGACAGCAGGGCGGTGATTTCCGGCACGTCCTGACCACCGGCGGTAAAGCGCATGCGGCGGTTCGATACGGCCTGTATGCGCCGCTTGACGCTGCGCTTCAGGGTACCGTCTAACAGGCAGTCGGCGTAGAGGTCATAGAGGGCACGGCGGTCCTGGGTGGGGCTTTCGGCTACCTGGAGGGCACGCCGCCAACTGCCGATGTCCTGCGTCTTGCGGTGGATGGGGCGAACGTCGATCTTGTTGACCACGACGCTGCCCTCGTGCTTCCTCCGTACCCGCAGCCAGGGGGAGAGGATGAAGTCGCGGAAGTCGCGGCGAAAACTGGCTTTTTTACTCATGAGGGACTGAAAAATTAAACGAAGGCCGTAGAGCCGTTCTCAGCGACTTTATCGCAAATTGTGGGTTACTACACGGGGCGAGGTAAGAAATGCGATTCTCGAAGAGTTTAAACGGCACTTAAACGGGGTGTAGGGCTAGTAATAATTCCTACGTTTGCGGTTGGAGCCGAAAAGCACCTTCTTTTCCACTGTGGAGCTACGGCGGGGCAGCTCGGTATAGAGCTCGGAGCGGGCCACCATTTTGAGCCAGCGGATGGCCCGGTCGTAGCGGGCCATGCGGTCCTCCAGGTAGCTACCGGCCTGGCAACGTGCGACCACGTAGTAAACGGCGATGTCGGCTACCACTTGCACGAGCATGGGGAAGCGGTCCTCACCCGTGGCGGCAAAGACGGTCGCCACGTCGAAGGCGTCGTGTAGGTAGGATCGAGCCTCGGACTCGGCAACGCTGAGGCAGGTGGTGACGATAGAGCTATCGCCGTGGGTAATCTCCTCCAGTTCGGAGTCCATAATGGTTAGCCGTAGGTCGGCCGCGGTAAGCAGGGGCATGGGTTAGTACTTTTTGGAGCGGCGGCGGTGGGTGCCGGCGGTGACGGAGTAGGTGCGCAGTTTGTTCTGGATCTTCCACACCGCTCCCTCCAGAGCGTCGGGGCCGTCGTCGTGACCGGGAAGGTTCGGTGCGATGGCTAGCATCTGCGCGGCCAGGGCCTGCATGTGGGGATTGGTCCGCTCGGCTTTGTTGAATATGAGTCTGCCCTGACGATTCAGGGGCTCCAGGGTTGCCTCGATGCGGGTGAACTTATCGGGCTTCGAGCGGTGGTCGGGCGAAATACTAAGGTGGCCGCGCGACTCACCCTGCTCGATCAGCCGGGGTAGGAAGAGCTCCTCGTAGAAGGTATCCTGTAGGGAGCCGGCCTCGATGTACTGATAGAGGCCGGCCTTCTGACCCACCAGGGTGTGGTGATCGTAGTACCAGTCGATCATCTTGGCGATCGTAGCCTGGGCGCAGTAGGCCCGCACGACGTAGAACTTACCCCCCAGCTCACCGATCAGCGGCAGCGCCTTGAAGTCGGCCTTGCGGCTATTCTTGTAGGATGGATCACCGTAACCGACCAGGTAACGAAAGCGTGACAGTGGCGGCACCCGGTCCCAGGTAAGGGACTCAAACACGGTACCCTCCGTAATGGGGTTATTAAAGTACTCCTTCTGTTTCGACCGGTAGGAGAGCTTATCAAGCATGTCGTCGATGTCCTTCTCCGAGTTCTTTTCCGGCCAGGTGCTGCGGCCCTCGTCGTCGCGGATGTTGATCTTCTCCGAGTGGTCGGCCATCTCCATGGCGCGGCTCATGATGGAATCCTTGGCGATCAGGTTGTTCAGGAACAGGATCAGGTAGTCGGCCGAGATGTCGACGGTGGGGATGGCGGCCTGCTCGACCCAGTCCCAGCGCTGGCGGACGCGGGTGGGGTTGCGGCAGAGTTCATCGTTGTCCAGGTCGTCGAAAAGCAGCACGTCCGGGCGGGCAAATTCGTTCTTCGTACCCCGGGGGCTCTGCCCGCCACCCAGGCCGCGAAAGCTCACGCCCTGCTTGGTGACGAAGTTGCCGAGCTGCCAGTTGCGGTATCCCTTCTGCCTGCCGTAGTCGTTGATGAGCCGCTGGTTGCCCTCCAGGTTGATCTGGTAGGGGGCCAGCAGGTCGATGGCGTTGGTCTCCGAGTGGGAGATCATGAGCACGTTGCGGTAGCGCTTCTTGACCAGGATCAGGTAGAGCAGCTCCATCATCGCCCGGGTGGACTTGGCCAGGCCCCGGCACCAGGCCCGGGCACCGTAGTGGCGGGGGTTGGCTAGCAGACGGCGGGTAGCCCTACGGTGAAAGGGGGCGGCCGGGGCGGAGGCGTAGTGCGGGAAGTGGTAGGCGAACCAGGCCTCGGGGTCTTTCTCCAGTCTCTTTATCCGGGCAGACTTGGCGGCCGGCGTTTCGAGGGGCACCGGTGTTTCGCGCTCGATCTGCTGGCGGTAGTCGTCCCAGCTCTCCAGGGCCTGGCGGGTTGTCTTTGCGCGGGCCATCCTATAGTCGACTCTTGATGAAGCTGTCCTGGTAGTCCAGGATCAGCTGGGCATGCTCGACGTCGACCTTAGCGATGAACTCGTTAAAGCGCATCATCACGTCGACTATCTCCTGGATGCTCAGGTCGATTTCCAGCTTCTGAATGGCGCTGGTCAGTTTGGCGTAGATGTCGCCCTGTTTGGAATCGGCGTACCGCTTGCCTTCTTCCTTAGCACGAATGGCGTTGGTCAACTCCTCCAGCTGCTCGTAGAGGTGGGTCAGTTGTTGCTGCCGCGTGGCCAGCAGCGGACGGGCCAGACGGTCCCACTCGAACTTGGCCTTCCACTTAGAGATGGTAGCCGGCCGGACGCCGACGCGATCGGCTAGTTCGCCCTGGTGCGTGATGCCGCCGCGGACGTAGAGGATTTCGGCGAGCTCACGCTTTTGCTGGTTGGTCATTGACCGCAATAACGGTCGCGAATTGCTGGCTACTTATACGGCTCATTACGTCACGTAATCGACTGGTTTTCCGACGTGTACGCATGGCCCCGTAGCAAAAATACGGGCCGTACCATTGTCGTAGATAATGCGGACCAAACTAGCCCAGTGCCCAGATTTACAGTAAGCAACGAGGACCTTAATAACTACGGCTACCGGGTACTGACTGCCGGTATCGACACCCGTGGGTTCGAGGTCAATCCGGTGCTGCTCTACAATCATCGCCGCTATGCTTCCGAGCACGGAATTGGCGTACTGGGGCGCTGGGATGATCTGCAGAAGGTCAAGGGTGACATGTCCGCCGAGCCTGAATTTGATACGGCCGACGACAACGGTGCCGCCCTGGCCGGCAAGGTCGAACGCGGCTTCGTCAACGCCACCTCGATCGGTATTCGCATCCTGGAAACCTCCGAGGACCCCAAGTACCTCCTACCGGGCCAAAAGTATCCTACGGTCACCAAGTGCGAGCTCCGCGAGATCTCCTTCGTGGACATACCGGGCAATGCCGGCTGTGTCCGCCTCCTGGACGAGGAGGATAAGGAACTGGACGTAGCCAGCCTGGCGGACTTCCTACCCCCGGCTACTCCCAACACTACCACTACTCATCAGCAATCTACCCCCACCATGAACGAACTGCAGTTCGTGGCCGGCACGCTCGGCCTGAAGGACACCGCTACCCTCGGTGACGTATCCACCGCCATTCAGACCCTGCGCGGTCACCAGACCGAGAACGTCGCCCTCAAGGCCCGCGTGACCGAACTGGAAAAGGCCATCAAGCAGGACCGGCAGGTCAGTGCGGCCCAGCTGCTCGACGCGGCCATCGAAGACGGCCGCATCGACGCCACCCAGCGTGAGGCCTACGCCGAGCTGTTCGATGCCAACCACGATGCGGCCGCCAAGGCGCTCGGTGCCCTCAAGGCAACTCCGAAGCTCCACACGGTGGCCGGCAAGGCCGGCGGCGTTCAGCGGGGCGGCGACTCGGCCCAGCTCGCCGACGGTAAGTACCTGGGCAAAACCTTCGCCGAATACGAGCGCGAAGATCCCGGTACCCTGGCTCAGCTGAAGGCCGACGACTTCGACACCTTCAACGGCCTGTATAAGGCGCAGTACGGCAACGACTACCAGCGCTACGAAAACAAGTAGCCCCACCTCTTCCTGACCTCCTTTTCGACTGGCGCTTGAGCGCAACCTCTCTCATTGAAACTTTAACCTAACCTACCATGGCCGTACAGGTCCAAATCTGGCAGCCTACCATCAAGGAGGCGCTCTTCGAGGCTCACCCCTTCCTTCGCTACGTCACCAACCGCGATGACCTGGTGATCGACGGTAAGATCATTCACATCCCCCAGTCCGGCGGCCCGGCTCCCACCGAGAAGAACCGCACGGTATTCCCCGCTCCCATCCGGACGCGTGAGGATAACACGGTGACCGAAGAGATCGACATCTTCACCACTGACCCGACGCGCATCTACAACCCGGAGGTGGTCGAGCTGAGCTACAACAAGCGCATGAGCGTAATCCGGGAGAATATGGGCCAGCTCAACGAAGACGTCGGTTTCGACCTGCTCTACAAGTTCGCCCGCAACATTCCGGCCGCCAATAAGCTGGCCGCTACGGGTGCCGGGCAGAACGCTACCGCCCCGGGTGCTACCGGTGGTCGCAAGATCATCACCGGCAACGACATTCTGATGGCCCGGGCCATGCTCAACAAGCAGCGCGTCCCCCAGCGTGGTCGCTATATGATCCTGGACAGCGACTCGATGCTGCACCTGATGCTGGACGAAAAGCTGAAGTATGCCTTCCAGCAGGTCGTTAACCTCCAGGAGGGTACCATCGGGCGGCTCTACGGCTTCAACCTCATCGAGGAAAGCCAGGTGCTACGTCTGGATGCCGGTCTGGACGCTAAGGACCCTAAGTCGGCCAACGCCACCACGGACAGCTCCGCCGGTCTATTCTACCAGATGGACTTCCTGGAGCGCTACCTGGGCCAGATCACCATGTACGACAACTACGGTCGGGCCGAGTACTACGGTGACATCTTCTCCTTCTCCGTACGGGCCAGTGGCCGTGCTAACCGCGCCGATGGCAAGGGGGTTGGCATGATCTACCGCGCAACCGTCTAAACCGCTCCCATGAACTTCAACACCGTATTCGACGCCCACCCCGAAGCCGAGCGGCTCTACGTAGTGGGTTCCACACCCTACATCCGCGAGCAGGACGCGCAGAATCAGGCGCGCACCAGCGGTCGTCAGGTTCGCGTCGTCAGGCGTGACCAGGACGAGGCGCTCGTGCTGCCGCCGCTTCCCGATCCGCCCGCTTCCGATCCGGACACCGGCGGTAATGCCGAAGACTTCGGCACCGGTGATCCACGCGATCTGGACCCGGACCACAACGAAGAAGAGTAGGTCGCTACCCTTCCCCCCTCATCCCTAACCAGTCACTTCTCTCATCCCTCCATTATGAAGCGTTACCAGCTCTACATGCTCTGCCTGCTGGCCCTATTCTGCTGCATTCCTCTCGTAGCCCAGGACGCCGGCGTCGGCATCGAAGATGCCGCCGACGTGGCCGAGACGGGCTTTTCCGTCTGGCAGTTCATCCTGCTCCACTGGGTAAGCCTGCTCAGTGCCCTGCTGGGTGTCATCGAGGTCGTCGTGCGGCTAACGCCCACCACCAAAGATGATGCCGGCTTCCGCTGGCTGCGGCGAATCTTCGATGCCGTCATCCCCAACAAGGCCAAGCAGGGCGGTACCCACCCCGCGCCCTAGCACCACCCGCCTGCAGCGCGTGCTGTGATGCCCTCCCGGGGCGGTTCGATTCCGCCCACGCGCCCTATTTCTATTCTGGTTTTCTACGATGGCGTTTTTCAGTTGCCCCGGCCTCCCGGTCGGGGTAACAGCCACCGAATCCCACCAACTTCTACTCATGGGTCTTCCCGGCGTTGACATTCAAATTCAGAACGGAGCCCTGCCCGGCCTGGTACCGACCGATGACGGTCTGGCCGGTCTGCTACTGCAAGGCCCGGCGGCCACCTCGCTTTCCTTACTTACTCCCCGGCTCGTCACGCGTCTGGCGGACGTAGAAGCGCTGGGTATCGATGCCGACTACGACGAGCTAAACGGTGTACGCGTCTACCACCACCTGGCGGCGTTCTATGCCGAGGCGGGCGACGGGGCGCGTATCTGGATCATGCTGGTAAGCCAGGCGGTTGGTCTGACGGCAATGGCCGACCTGGCTGAAACCGACTACGCCGTACAGCTACTTACCGCCGCAGCCGGCAAAATTCGGCTACTGGGCATCACCCGCTCTCCGGATGCTGGCTACGCATCCGACGCCGAGGATGATCACGTCGATGCGGATGTTCTTTCGGCCATTGGTAAGGCGCAGGCCCTTGCCGAAGGCTTCGCAGCCAGTCACGAACCGGTTCGTGTCCTCCTGGAGGGTACGTTCTACGACGGTGACTTCGGCGGGCTGGTCGATCTAACCGAGCGCACGGATAATCGGGTCACCGTTCTACTCGGAGATACTACCGTCGGCAACGGTGCGGCTCTCGGACTGCTGCTGGGGCGCGCCGCCCGCATCCCCGTTCAGCGCAACATCGGGCGCGTGAAGGACGGGGCACTTAAGACATCTACGGCCTTCATTGGCGTCAAGCCAGTAGAGCAAGCCCTGGGCGAGGCTGCCGTCCTCCACGATAAGGGCTTCGTCACGCTACGCACCTACCAGGGTAAGGCGGGCTACTTCTTCAGCAACGATCCTACGGCCACTTCCTCCCAGGACGACTACCGACGGCTCAGCTACGGGCGCGTGATCGATAAGGCTACTACCATCGCCTACGTCACCTACGTCGAGCAGGTGCTCGATGAGGTCGCTATCGACGCTCAGGGGCGCATCGATCCGGCCCTGGCGAAGTACTACCAGGCCATCATCGAACGCGCTGTAAACCAGGCTATGACGGCTAACGGCGAGATCAGTGGCTTTGCGGCCTACATCGACCTGGAGCAGAACGTGATCACTACCGGCAGGATCTGCATCGAGGCGCGTATCCGTCCGGTCGGCTACGCTCAGGACATCATTGTAAAACTCGGCTTCCAGGCCGCCAATAACGTCTAACCCATGCCCCTATTTAGCTCCGACGAATTTGCCTGGAAGGACCTCAACGTCATTATCGCCGGCCGTAAGGTGACCGGCATCCAGGGCATTAAGATCAAGACCGCCACCGAGAAGGAGTTCATTTTCGGCGCCGGCAACCTACCCCGTGCGATCGCCACGGGAAACAAGACCACGGAGGGGGAGGTGACGCTACTGCAGAGCGAGATCGATCTGCTCGATCAGGCCGCCCAAGTCGCCCTGGAAGACCCTACCGCCGATCTGACCGACCTGCCCGGCGTAGAGATCGTAATGAGCTACGGATCGGGCAATAGCCTGCGTACCGACATCTTGCTGGGGGTTCAGTTCGGAGAGTACGAGAAAGGCATGGGGCAGAACGACAAATTCATGGCCGTCACGGTGCCCTTCATGGCACTGGCCAAAAAGACTAACGCTTAAACACGGATTACATGCCAGACAAACGCCCTACCGACCACCAGATCAAGGAGTGGAAAAAAGAACACGGCCAGGTCTTCGAGATCGACATCGACGGCCGCACTATTATTCTAGCGAAGCCCAGCCGCCAGGTCGCTGGCCTGGCTATGGCGAAGTCGCGCACTAACCCCCTGGCCATGGTCGAGGTGGTAGTAGAAAACTGCACGCTCTGGGGCAGCGACGACATCCTGGAAGATGCCGGAGCGCTCATCAGCCTGCAGGCGCATATCGATGAGATCTTCCAGACGGCAACGGTAAGCCTAAAAAAGCTCTAAGCGCAGCCCGCGGCGGTCCGGAGTCGGGAGACTGGATCGGCTACATAGATACGATGCTGCGCTACTACCTGCACGTCCCCAATCCCGCAGAGCTCGACGATCATACCTGGGCCCAGCTCTTTGCCCACCTCAAACACATCCGCCAACAGGAAGCTAAGTGAGTACCGGCTTTACCTATACCATCGGCCTCAAAGTAGCCCAGTCCACTACGGTGGGCCGGGCTACTGCTGCGGTAGACAAGCTGGATACGGCGGTAGATCGGGTGCACCACTCCACTAAGCAGGCCCGGGATGCTACCGGTCGCTTTACGAGTAAAGCGGAGCGGGGCGTAGGTAAGGTTACCTCGGCCTTCAACCAGGCACGTGATGCCAGTGGCCGCTTCGTCAGTAAGGCGGAGCGGGGTGCTAACCAGGTCGCCGGCTCGATGATGCGTTTGGCGGCCCAGGTCGGCGCGGTAAAGTTTGCCTACGACTCGCTGCGCACTGCGGCCGATCTGGAGAGCACCACTACGTCACTCGACTTTGCCACTGCGGGGCAGGGGGCTGAGAACGTGAAGTTCCTGCGACAGACGACGGATAGTCTCAGCGTGTCGATGCGTTCCAGCCTACCGGCGTTCCAGAAATGGATGGGAGCGGTCCGCGGTACCAGTCTGGAAGGACAGCAGGCGCGGGACGTGTTCTACTCCGTAGCCGAGGCCGGCCGGGTGGTTGGTATGTCGGCCGAAGAAACCGAAGGGGCATTCCTGGCGCTCTCGCAAATGGCCAGCAAGGGTAAGGTTTCGGCCGAAGAACTGCGGGGGCAGCTGGGTGAACGTCTGCCGGGGGCCCTGGCCATTGCCTCCCGGTCCATGAATATGACGCAGGGGGAGTTCAATAAGATGCTCGACTCGGGTAAGATCATGTCCGAGGACTTTTTGCCCCGCTTTGCCCAACAACTGCATAAGGAATTCGGCGGGGGCGTAGAAGCGGCCCTCGGTACGGCTAACGCCCGTTTCGCCGCGATGGACAATGCCGTACTACGACTACAGGAGAACCTTGGCCAGAAGCTGATGCCGACGGCCATCAAGTTGGTCGATAAGGTCCTGATCCCGGCGGCCGAATGGCTCGCACGTAATGCGGAGATCATCCCCATGGTTGCAGGTGCTGCAATAGGGGGCGCAATCGCTATGAAGGCCTACGGTATCGCTACTGCTTTTGCTGCTGCCACCGGGGGCTTTTTCACTAAGGTCATGACGGCGCTTAACCTCACCATATCGCTCAATCCCATCGGGGCCACGGTGATGGCTATCGGTGCACTGGTCGCGGCCATGACGGTAGCCTGGAAGACCTCGGAGGAGTGGCGGGGATACCTGAATGGTATCTGGGAGACGCTCAAGAGCGTAGGAAGCGCGGTATTCCAGTTCCTCATCTCGCCCTTCAAAACGGCCGCTACGCTCATCGAGGCAGCCCTGTCCTTCGATCTGCAGAAGATCAAGGCTGCCTTCATCGAAAGTGGTAAGGCCGCTAAGGAAGCCTATAGCGGAATGCTACCGTCTAACCTCGGGCGCACCGTATACGAAGGCTATAAGCGGGGCCAGGCTAAAGGCCGTGCTAGTTTCCGGCAGGATCAGGAAGCCAGTAAAGTGGCCAGGGCGGCCGCAAAACCGGACTCGCTCAGCGCTACGTTTGGCGACACCCAAACAGGTAGTGCAGCGGACGCGGACGCAGGTGGGACGGGCGCAAAGAGCGACGAGCAGCTACGTAAGGGTATGAGCTCGATCACCGGCGGCGGCGCGCGTCAGCGGAACTACAACATCTCCATCGGTAAGCTGGTCGAAACCATCACGTTGCACACCCAAAAGGCGAGCGACGGTATCGACGACCTGGCCGACCAGGTGCTCGCCAAACTCGTCCAGGTCATCAACACTACCCAACAGCTCCAGTAATGGCCAGTACCTATAGCATAGCCGAGCTGCTACGCGAGGCCTTCGATGATGGGACCGATCAGCCCCAGCCTTTCGACGTAGATAACATCGCTACGGACGGCGGGAGTCAGTTTGTACAGATGCAGCGCTCACTTGCCGCTGTGGACGCACTGGGGCGGCCCTATTTCCTCCCGGTGCGTCTGGGGGGCGTCCAGCTACCCGGTGAGCCGGTAGTGCGGATACGGGGCCGTAAGCGTATCGTAGAGACTACCCTGGTGGGAAGCTCCCGCCGGGGGGCAGTCAAGGAGCTGATCGGCATCGACGACTACGACGTGCTGATCCGGGGTGTTGCCTTCCAGCTCAACAACAATAAGGACTATCCGGAGGACGAGGTGCAGCAGCTCCACGAGCTCTACCTGCGTCCGGAGGCGCTTAAGGTCGAAAGCGGACTCACTGCGCTGCTCGGTATTGAACGCCTGGTGATCCGCGACATCACACTCCCCGAGCAGCGGGGCTTTCAGCACGTTCAGGCCTACGAACTGAGCTGCCGATCGGACGAAGACTTCATCCTCGAAATAGACGCCTGATGTACGTACTAAAGTGCGAAGCTGACATCGCGGGCAAACGGTTCTCCAGGGTGCACTCGGTCAAGATCGAGCAGTCGCTGGCGCGGATGGGGGCTATGGCCATTATCGAGTTACCGACTACCGCACGCCTGGAGCGATCCGGGGAGTTTGTGGCTGAGACCGAAACGGCGAAGATATTTCAGGTAGGAGACCCGGTTACCATTCGAGCCGGCTACGATGACCGCATCCACGAAGAATTTAAAGGCTACGTGCGTCGCATATCACCTTCTACGCCGCTACGCATCGAGTGCGAAGACGATATGTTCCAGCTACGTCGCCGTAACCTACGTCGTAGCTGGCGAAGTACTACGCTAGCCGAGGTATTAAGCTTTATCGTGGCCGGAACAAGCGTAGAGCTCGTGGGCGAGCTACCGCAGATTGACTTCACGAAGTTCTACCTGAAGAACGTGACAGCCGCCCGGGCGCTCAAGCAACTGCGTGACAAGTACGGCTTGACGATCTACTTCCGCAAGATTGGCGAGTTGTTCGTCGGCCTGGCCAGCGATAGCGACGATGTCGTGATACCTCTGACGATCGGTCGTAATGTGATTGATCACGACCTGGAGTGGGTCAGCACGAACGACGTACGCCTGCGGATCAAAGCTATCCGGGTCAGTAAATCCAACGAGCTCGAAACGGTTGAGGTGGGCGATCCGGAAGGCGAGCTGCGTACCCTGTACTTTTACGACTTGGCACCGGGCGATAGTCTGGAGGAGCGAGCTAGAGAGGAGCTCGTAAAGTACAGCCGCACCGGCTACCGGGGAACACTACGTACGTTCCTGCGTCCGCGGGCAGCGATCGGTAATGTTGCGCGGCTCCGCGATGAGCTATTCGCTAACCGGGAGGGCGACTACCTGGTCGAAAAGGTGAGCACTACAATTAACAGCAGCGGCGGGCGGCGGCGCATCGAACCAACACTACGGGTAGGATGATGAACGCAGGACAGGCATTACTGGACATGGTCCGCCGCGAGCGTGGTGAGGGCTGCATACTGGCTAGAGTAGTTAGCGTGGATACGGGGGCGCTGACCATCGATGCCGTAGATCTGGATGGCATAACGCTATTCGACATCCGCTTACAGGCGGTGGCCGACCGGTCGGACCAGCATGGACGGGTCTGTATTCCAGCTGTAGGTAGCTGGGTTATCCTGGAGTCCCTCGGACGACAGGAAAGCGACTACCTGGTAGTTGCCTACTCACAGTTAGACCAATGGTGCGTGAACATTCAGACAGTAAGCCTTAGCGCCGATTCCTCAAAGATTGAAGCGGTAGGAAGGGTGGAGCTGGGTGGTGGTCAACTTGAACCAGCGGTGATGGGCAGCCGGCTTAACACCAATTTAAAAAGCCTTTGTACCCTGCTTAATACGCTGTCGACTGCCCTTCAGGCGTTCGCTGTGGTTCAGTCTGCTGCCGCTGCCGCCAACCCGGCAACCGCACAGCTAACGGCGGCTCTGACAGCCCTGCAGACTAGCATCCCGCCAATTAACCAGGGGGTTAACCAGGTATCCGCCAACCTGCAGAATCACCTAGCTACTAAAACTCACCTCTCGTAATGCAAGACTTCCTGCTTGAAGGCATGGATCTGACGATGGAAAACGGCGACCTGGTCGTAGGTGAGAGCGATCGTCAGCACCAGGTACTGCTCCTGCGCCTGGAAAAGGGGGAGCTGCGTGCTACCCCTACACGCGGGGTAGGTATACAGTCCTGGGTGCTGAGCGAGAACCCCGCCGCGCTCAATGCAGCCGTGAAGCGGGAATTTCAGCGTGACGGTATGCGCCTGCACCGGGTGCGCACTGTCGCCGGTCAACCCGAAATCCACGCCACCTATGAGTAAAGTAAGGGTACAGGCCGGGCAGACACTGGCGGACATTGCTCTGCGCTACTGCGGTAGCCTGGAGTCGCTATTCGCACTTGCTACCCTGAACGAACTACCGGTAACCGCAGCCCTTCATGCTGGGCATGAACTACAGTTACCGCTGGCGACCGATCGCCGCGCAGTCCGCATCCTGGAGGAGGGCGGGGCTCAGCCCGCCGCTAACCTGGACGACGCGGGCCGCGAGGGCATCGGCTACTGGACCATCGGCGAAAACTTCACCGTATCGTAATGGCCAGGACTATCACAGAGATCCACGAGGCCATCCTGGCCGACATCCGCAGCCGCGAAGACCTCGCCGGCCTGACCAGTACGTCGGCTACGTCGCTGTACGTACTATTCGCCTACGTAGTGGCAGTAGCGATCGCAACTCTCGAAAACCTTTTCGACCTGGCCGGCATCGAGCTCCGCGACATGGCCGCTCAGCTGAAGCCCCATACCCTACGCTGGTACCAGGCCCGGGCCCTGGCTTTCCGGCTCGGGGTAGATTTGCTGCAGGACCGTACGGAGTACCCCGAAGAGCCGGATGCCGAACTGGTGGCCGAGCAGCAGATCATTCGCTATGCGAGCGTTCGGGAGGCGGGGACGCAGGTGCAGGTGAAGGTGGCTAAGGAAGGCATCGAGCCCCTCAGCGCGGCCGAACTTGCCGCCTTCCAGGACTACATCGCAGAGGTCAAGGACGCTGGTGTCCTGGTCGAGGTATCGAGCGATCCGGCTGACACGTTGCAGGCCACGATCGACATCTACTACAATGCCCAGATCATCGACGGCCAGGGCCGGCGGGTGGACGGTACCGACGATCGAGTGATTGAAAACGCCGTACGCGCCTACTGCGAGACTTTGCGCTTCGACGGGCTCTTCGTGAACGCCCACTTGGTCGATCAGCTCCAGCGCACCCCGGGTATCCAGATCCCGGTGCTGAAGGCGGTAGAGATCACCGCTGACGGCGATCCGGCCGCGGTCCCTGTGTCGAGCACCTACGAGCCCCGCAGTGGCTTTGTACGGCTGGATAACGGCGGCGACCTGGCAATCACCTACATCCCCTACGATGACGCGTGAGCAGTACCGTATCGACTACCTACGCCTGGTGCGTGATATGACCCCGGCCGTACTCAGGAAGCCCCGGATCCTCGCCTTCCTGGAGGCGCTGGTGGGGCCCGTACAGGACTTACACAGCCGCTTCATGGCCGTGCGTCGCGCGGTACTAGAGGAGCTACCGATCAGCCCCCAGGTGCGCATCCTGCGCTTTCACCTCAATGAGCGCTTCGACTACTTGAGCCGGCGCATCCGGATCCTTGACGGCCAGGTTGGGGGGTCAGTGCGCCTGTTCACCGAGGCCGAGGACCGGCCCATCTACCTACCCATCTTCCTGAGTGCCCAGCGGATCGACTTCACCGTCGAGGTGCCTACGGAGCTGCGGGGCTTCGATGCCCTGATTCGTCGCTTCCTCGATCGTTACAAGCTGCCTACTAAAACCTACCGAATCACCTACGTATGAGACGCACGGACTATAGAACTTCCCCAAGTGGGTTCCCCCTGAACGCCGATACGACGCTGGACTGGATGCAGCAGTCGTACACCGAGGCGATCCGGGCGGTAGCAGCCCTTGCCGGCTCGTCGAACGTCATAGTGCAGGGTTGTGCGCTGGCTGGCTCTGGCGTCACGCAGGGCTGGCTCTGGATCGGTGGCGAGCTGATCTACTTCGAGGGCGGCACCCTGGCGGGTAGCTCGCGGGTGGGTATAGCCGAGACGGCCATCGCGGCCGAGAACGAAAACGGGCAGTCGGTCGATCGGTACTACCGTAAGGTGGCCAGCTTCGACGCCGGCGGCTCGGTCGACTTCTTCGCCCTGCGCCGGGCCGGGACGCTCCTAGACCTTCAGCGACGGGCCGCCAGTCTCATCGCCTTCGAGCCGGCCGTAATCGTAGAGGGATGCGGTGTGTCGAGCGTCTCCGGGCAGAGCGCCGGAACCCTGCGAATTGCCGATGGTGTGGTCGTAATTGACGGTCAATTCCTGTCCGCGCCCAGCTACAGGGGAGCGTTTCCGGTCTACTACAGCGCTGCCGGCTGGACTGCCGAGGAGCCCAGTACGAACGCCATTCGGTTCGACCCCCACACCTCCCAGCGCAAGGCTGATGTAATGGCCAGGGCAATGGCGAAGCGAGGCGAGATTCGCGAGGTGGCAGTAGCCAGCGACCGCTTCGACACCGGTGGCGTCGGGCGCTGGGAGTGGAAGGGCTGGGCGATCGCCGATGGAAAAAATGGCACGATTGACCTGACCGGTCGGGTGCGGGTCGGCTACAGTCCCTCAGCTTCCAATGAGTACGGCCGCATCGGGGCGCGGGGTGGTCAGGAGAAGGTGACGCTCGACACCGACCAGATGCCGCGCCATAATCATGGCAGCGTTCAGGGGAATACACTTCCGGAAGGTCGCTACGGACTGGTCCGGAAGTCTACCCAGGGTGACAATCGTACGGTGGCCTCCACCGACCCGGGCGATAGCGGCATCGAGCCGGACCTGACGGCTTCCCCTATTCCGCTTCCCACCGATGGCGGGGGGCAGCCTCACGAGAACCGAATGCCCTTCGTTGTGGTGCTCACAATCCAGCGCATCTAATGCTGACACCCTCAGAACTCATACAGCGCTTCGAGACTGGCGACACCCCGACCGGCGAGGATTTCGCCGAGCTGATCACTTCCCTGCGCTCGAAGCTCGAAGCAATTCCGGCGGCGCAAATCAGCGGACTGGCTGCGCTGATTGCCGCCGCCGTCACGGCTGAATTGAACTCACGTACCAGCGTGGTGCTGAACGTGACGCGGGACCAGGGTGGCGTGAATCTGCAGAACGGAGAAACTCCGATAGGGCGGATTGAGACAGCTAATGAGTCGGAGCCGGGGCTATTGCAGCCTGACCTCTTCACGAAGGTCCGCGACCTGCCGGCAGATGCCGAAAAGAATCAGACCATCGAGGAGATTGCTACCGGCCTGGCAGCCTTCGAGGGGCTCCGAATCCCTGCCAGCGCCGTGGAAGGCATCGAGGCCCGCCCTGCGGTATCTCTGACCGTCGAGTCCGGCCGGACTTACGAAGTACCCGCCGACACGGTCCTGAAGACCTTCTACATGACACCTCTAGCCAATGGCCCCATCCGCATCGGCATCACACCTGGGGGAGGCGAAATAGTGGATGAGGAGGGCGTCCAGGACGTACCTATCTCATACGGCCTTAATGGACTGTTTGAGGACCGGACCACCCTGTATCTGTCTGGTAATTTTCGAATTAAGTTCAAAACCGAAAGCTATGCGTAACCTACTTCTTTCCCTCATTCTAATTGGCACCTGCGTCCCCGCCCAAGCCCAGATTTTCGGGCGGAAGATCATCCGCGCCACTGAAGCGGAGATTGATGGCAAGCGTATTCGCGATATAGCTACAACTGCAGATGAGCTAGCCGATGGCCGCACCGATCAGCTCATCACTGCTGCCGCCTTAAAGGCCGCCCTGGATGCCCTCCCCGCCCGCGATACGGCGAATTACCGCGTCCGCGTCGTGGAGGATTCGATACTGGTGTACTATGTCGAAGATGAGGAGGTAGGCAGGGATACGGTACGGCCTCGGGGTGTTGGGAGTGCGGCTGAGATCGAAGTAGGGGATGGGCTACGCGGTGGCCGGGGCGAACCCGTCGAGGTAGACCTCGATGAGATCGCCAGTCGGATCTATGCTCGGAACGTGGCGGATGCGGCCGAGCAGCGTGCGATTCAGTACGCCGACATGGTCGCGGTTACCGGGTCGGCCGGCCAGACCCTGCTTTCGCTCCCCTCTACTAGCGTTGATCACCGTAGAAAGATTCAAGACGCGGGTATGACGCTCAAGCCTTGGACCCGCTACCGCTTCACCGTCGACGTACGCATCGACCGTGATACCTTCTTTCACGCCCAGCCCTACGCCGCGACCATGGTGATTGAGGAGATCGAAAGAGACCGCCAGAAGGGGCGCGAACGGGTGGAGGGAACTTTCTATGTGCAGCAGGTCGAGGGGCTATCCGCGCTGTACCAATCCGTCGACTGGCACAACACGAAGGTCCTCCGCGCGAAGCTTACGGTCGCCCCCGTGGGCGCAGTCGACAGCCTCACCGCCAGGACTGACTACTACCACGACCAGCCCCCCGCGTATCCGCTCATAATCACGCCGGTGGCCAGCGCGATGAACCCGGCGAACTGGGACCAAGGAACCGATCATCCGGATGGGGTGAAGGTGACCGTGAAGTACACCTTCCCCGAGCCAATCCCTGAAAAGTGGGCGAATGTCCCGTCACTTGCCACCGATGGCTATCGATACCTGAAGGTATCGCTCGTGAAGGGTAGCGAGGTCGATGGGGACATGAGCCGACTCTCCCTCGCCATTTCCGACCAGGAGGATCTGGCCGGTACGCTTGCGAAGCACCGGATGTACCGTATCTCCGAGACCGCCCAGGGCAGCTACTACGTGCGCATCCCGAAAACCATGGACCAAATCAGGTCGCTTGGCTTTTATTTTGATGGTCCGCCGGTTTTGGACGCGGCCAGCAACCCACGCACTTCGCTGGTCATCACCGAGGTCAGTCTCGTGAACCGCCTCCCCTGGTTCAATGAGGGCCTACCGAACGCGAGCGTTCTGAACACGATGGTCCACGCCGCCGATCCGGGCGAGACCGTGGATATGGCCTTCCTCCCCATCGAGTTTGGCGGCGGCCGGGTGAGCGCGGCGAATACCCAGCACCTTACGCTGCGGAATACCATCGCGGTGGATTCCACCTGGCGCGGAGCGAACGACGGCAATAGTGCCCACTTCTACAGCCTCTCAGACGCATCAAATTTCGTGGGGGAGAACCTGTCGGTGATCTATAGCAGCCGCGACGACCGCGAGGCACTGACTGGCCTGGGTAGAACCGACATCGACAATCCCTACTGGGTTTCGCGAGTGTACGATTCGGAGCGGGGGCTACGGGAGCGCGTAGATGTCTGGCCGCTCAGTGCCGGCGATACGGTCGAGATCTACGTACAGGGAACTGACCGCCTGATCCACCGACACATCGCGACTAAGGACACCGCCCACATCTGGCTGTCCCTGCCGAGGATGGATGACATGACGACCACCCGCATTTTGCCGGATAGTAGCAGCACCTATACCGGAGAGTATACCGTGGCCTGGTGGAACGTCGTCGAACATGACTACGAGGACGAGTTCAGCTCCGCGTTCCTGATCGGAGGCCAGGAGACGGATAGTATCTACCTGGAATACATCCACGCTGAGGGACTACTCGGCGATGGCCTCCAGGTAGGCCGAACCCCCCGGGAGGTCCACGTGAATTACCTGACCTCGCTGGGCGCATCGAGGCAGCTGGCCAGCGTGAATGATGGCAGGACGGTCCGCCTGAAGCACCTGTGGCTGGACCGCTCCGGCCGTTCAGGCCTCGACGTAGAGCCCTACGACGATCACTGGCTGGTGGACTCGCTTTACCTCGAAGATATTTTCGTGAAGAACGTGAAGGGCAGCGGCTTTATCACGAATCACTGGAACCGTATCTACCGCATGGAGCTGCGCGGATACCGGGACGGCGGCGGCGGAGCGAAGTGGCTGGGTGGTGGTGTCCGCGCCAGATTGGACGACATTCAGGCAGGCGGTGTGAATCTGACTGGTCACCACATGCTGGTGACGAACGTAGTGGCCAGGAACATTACCCTGGAGGGCGGACGTCGCAAGGCAACCCCCTTCAAGGACACCCTGAGGGCCGGTAGTGGTATCCTTCGGGACTTCCGGTTGGAGAAATCTACATTTGGCGGGGGCCTCTTCATCGTGGAAGATTCACTATGGAGATGGACCGGTGGCGAGGTAGATATTACCGAGCTCGATCCCTCCCTGGATTTGGTGGGCGAATTCGGGCTATCCCGATTCGCCAGCGGGACGCCACGGGGCGGACTTCTGCGCAATGACCTGGAGGCCTATTTCCCTATGATGTTGCCGGAGAACGAGGGTTTACCGCTGGTCTCCGAGATAGAGACTAGACTCGATATCGAACAGGAAGATGAGGCATTTGATACCGACCTCGACGGGACCTATTATTACCGGTTGGGCGTGATTTTGCCCGGGCGGGAAAAACGCGAGGTGCTGGTGGACGAAGAGGTAGCACAGTACACCAATACCACCTCGGCCGAGTTATTTATTAGGGGCCGGGTGGACTTCGAGAACGGTTTTGTAGCTGAGGAATTCAATCTTTACCGGGGCAGTTCGCCGGGACAGTACGATGCGGTATACCGCTTCCGGAAGAACGAGCCGGATATGGGCGGGGCGCTGGGCATAAAGGCCATCGACCGCGGTGACTCGATCACCGTCTACGCGGGAAATACCACAGGGAACCGATTCTATGGCTATCCCCTCGACAATGACGATGACAGTCGAGCGGAGTTCTTCCTGGAACCCTGGGACGGTCCGGCTGGTGAGTATCTGCCGGAAGAGATCGGGGTCCCGAACCTGCAACTGCAGGACAACTTCCTACTGGGGGGCAAGGATCCTGTGGACCTGACTCCTTTGATCCAGCAGAATAATGCCGAGCCTGTGAAGGGGTCAGGACTGATCACTGTAGCACTCGACGGATCGGGCGATTTCACCTCGCTGAACGAGGCGGTCGACTCGGCCAGGCAGGTTCCCGCCGGGCAATCGGTGCAGATTGCCGTGAAGCCGGGGGTATACACCATCACGAATGAGAACATCGACCGCGAGCGCACGGCCATCGTCGGGCTCGGAAACACGCCCTCCGAGACCGTTATCCAGGACTTCGGTGGTAGCCAGATGTTCCGCATTCAGGCCTCGCGGGTGGCTCTGAAGAACCTGACACTGAGGGCTGTCGGTGACGATAATAGCTTCAATCTCATTCGACTCAGCAATGACTCAGTCGTGCTCGACCAGCTGATCTTAGATGGAGGTCAAAGGCTCGAATTTCACGTTGAAACCGACCCCTTTCCCTTCACGTCGGTTACGCTGAATGATGTTTCCCTTAGGGGGTCGGGGAAAGGCATTCAGGTGAGGAACGGCATAAGCATCAATGGCCTGTTGAGCCCCGACGTGGGAATGTTCGAGATGCTGGGCGGCAAGGTGCTGAATAGCGTATTTGGCGGCCGGGTAAGGATCTTCGGGGGACAGTTCATCGGGAACACGGTCGGTAGCACTTCCGATGCGAGCTCCCGTGTCGAGGTCATAGGCGATGCCACCATCCTGAACACCACCATCCTGAACCGAAGCGAGACCCATCCGGCACTGACCGTCATCGGCGGGAACCCAATCCTACAGAACGTCTCGATATGCAATTACTCTGGAAATGGGAACGTGCACGGCGTCGATATCCATAGTGGAGCCACCCTTACTATGGTGAACGGGGCAATCACCCGGCCGAACGGCGGCGCGGCCATCGGTAATTCGGTAGGCACCCTTTCGACGCTGGTCGCTATAGGTACGCTCATTACTGGAGGTTATGACGACAACCAGCTTGATGTGGAGGGTTCACCCATCTGGGTTGCGCCGCCTGCCCTGACCCAGAGTGGGTTGCTGGCGGTGCCGACCGGAATAGTCCAGCTTCCCCTCATCCGCCGTGACAACATCGTAGTGCCTCCCGAAGGTACGCAGAGCGTAATCACCGTCTCTTTTCCGTCACAGCCAGACTACGTAGTTACCTACAATCTGAATTTAGTCACCGGTACCTGGGCCGATACCGAGACCGTTTTTCTTCGCAACCAGGGGTCAACCGGAATGGAATTTGTGGTCAGGGGGAAGGACCCGACCAACACTTACTCCATCTCATACACAATCAATCTTCAATAATTAGCCATGCGCACAGCAATCTGCCTTCTTCTAGCTGCCCTTATCGGGTGTCCCCTCAGCGCCCAAATTCCGATCGATTTGGGAAACGCTGCCATCAACTATACCCAAGAGGTTAGTGAAGCGGACACAGTCCTCGCCTCCCTCTTACCGGATCGAACCGGGCTTCGCAGCGAAGTGCGATCGTCTGAAGGCGACCGAAAGGTCGTCGATGAGCTTTACCTCGATTCGGCCGCGCTCTCCGCCTTTCTTATCGAAAGGTACAGGAATGGAGGCATGGTCGGCCAGGCGTCCGTGCGCGGCGAATCATCGACCACAGGTGACTATCAGCGCATCCTTGCGGGACGCCGACAACGCTATGGTTTGGACACGAGAGACGTTGTTCTATTGTGGGAGGAGCACACTGGATTAGATTTTTCTCAATCCACCACCGATTTGGATGACGTATATTTAGGTAGTTGGCGACTGGAGCTTCCGGATGGAGGTGTCGACACCATTACTATCGACCGTAGACCGAACCGTATACGTGTCCTCAGCTCCCTACGAAGCAATGGCCGAGCGAGCCTCTATGATGCTAATCGCATCGAGATCAGAAACCTAGGAGAACTTCCATCCATCATGCTGATCTATGACCCTTCCAGCCGTCGTAGGAAGCGATGGGTTTCGCTCGATCGTCAGTACGCTATCCGACGCATCGACTGAAGCCCTTTTTGAGGTAAAACAGCGTCGAAAAAAGTGTATTTTTGGTTTTGCGGATTATAGATGCCTACTTCAGCATCGGCCGCTTTGATCCCGGTACGGAAACGGAATACACCTTCAACCGGGAAGGCCACGGGGTTTACCTGTTCATCCTCGAGGGTGGTGCCGAAGTGGATGGC